TATTGACGTAGCAGCAGTCTCCGTCGCGGCCGTAGCCGCGCCCGTCGTAACCGCGGCCGTCGTGACCGCCATGGTGTCTTGTTTCCCTGGCTATCAAATAGCCAAGAAGTCCGCCGCCAATAGCGGGGCCCAACCAACCGTCTCTGTACATTGTTCCACCTCCCATCATGTCTTTCATGCCGTGCAAGGCATGCTGGTGGAATTCAAACTTTCCACCGGGTCCTTCCGTTACGTCTACTGTTTCAGGCATACTTTGCTCCTTTTTAATCCCCGGCGCGGGGATTAAATTTGTTTTTCACGGGCTTTGATTTCGTCTATAACATGCCACTGCGTTTTGTCGCTTTGCTCCAAAAGCGCGACCCGCTCGCGCACCCGGTTGCTTTCCTCCTGCTTGCGCTCAAGGCGTTCTATAACGCCGGCCTGAACTTTAAATTTTTCGTTCATAATATTTTCCAGGGAGTCTATTTTTTCGCCCACGCCTCCGATAGAAGCTTTTATACTTACGATAAAAATAGTTATACTGACTACAAAACCTATTACGGTCACAAGAAGGCCAATGTCAATTTCACTTATTTTCATAATTCTCCTATTATTGAGCCCCGAGGGCATATATGAATGTAAAAGAATTAACCGTCGGAGCGGCGGAATATTGAATTCTTATAATATCGCCCTTTGCAACATCCGCGCGGATAATATAGTTTTGCGCCGACGACGCGTTTGCAATATCCTCAAGATATGCCACCGACGTATTATTGCCCCTGAAAAACGCTACATAGTTCCCGGCCGTCAAACCCGCGGATAGTTTTAAAGTGCCATTCGCCTGAGCCGTAATAAGACTTCCGGAGGCGCCCAACGTCTGCGGCACGATACGCGTTTGGTCTGGCTTGCTTAAACCGCTTAGAGTATCTTTGCCCGCGGACGTAAAACCGACGGCGTTTTGCATATTCATTATTTCCTGCAAAAAAGCCGCATTCTGCGCGGTGCTGGACGGCACGGCCGCGTTATAAAAATATATCCATGGGAATATTCTCATATGCGCGGAATAAGTTTCAGTACCTGTTCTTATTTGCAGCGACGCGTCCAGGATAGTGTTATAAAATTGATTCGCTGTGGTAGAAGCATTACCGCCGCCCGCGCCGCCTAATCTTTGGGCTATGCCGGAAGGCGTCCAGTCCGCCTTTGCGCCAATTCCCGCCGCCGTAAAATTTTGAATCTGGTCGTTATATACGCCCTTATCGCTGCCGTCTGAATTTCTGACCGCGTAAACGCCCCTTGTGATTTTCGGAAATCGTACCGACCCCGGGACTTCGTCCACGACGAATAAATCACACTGGCCCTTTGTCCCGACCAAATTGTTATACGTTACAATGTCCGTTAGCAGTTCCGGCCGCGTTTTTAATTTAGCGTAACTGTCCGGATAAATTGACGAAGCATTGGATAAATAAAATCCCGTCCACCCGGGCATCGCGCCGACGTTGTCCTCCGCGCGGCCGCTGAAACTGTAATATGTTTCAAATAAATTTTTTCCGCCGCTGAATAAAACTTCAACCGGCCCGATATTGGGCGCGCCAGCAGTGCCGGCGTTTTTATAAGCGTAAGTTTTACCGTCGGCGGGAACGCTTAAAGCCAAATTTCCCACGCCGTCTACCGTCTGCCCGCCGGACGCGGGAACCTTGACGCCGCCCAAAACCGTCGGCGTGGCCGGCGCTATACTTATAGGACCTATGTCCCCCCACTTAAACACAGGTGGAATCGTATTAGGCGTGTTTGTAAGTCTCCAGCCATGACCGTTAAAAAGGTTTACAACCGATGTTTTGTCAAATATATCTGCGGGAGTGGACGGCGTGGGTTTAATATCCTGCATGGCATATGCCGTTAGCGCATTCTGCCAGGCGTTAACCGCCGTCGGGTCCGGCACAAGTGACCACCACGGCTGCGCGGTCCCTGTCGTTATGGCCGGGTCCCCGAAGTTAAACGCGTCAATAAATCCGCCCTGACCCTGTATCGCGTTTACCTGTTTTTGCAAATTATCATCGCCGGCGATGCGCGCCTGGGTTTCCGCGTTAAGATTATTTTGCAGCTGTGTATCCGCAGCCGCGCGCGTGCTCGCCTCGGCGTTGATATTGTTTTGAAGCTGGGTATCCGCGGCCGCCCGCGCCTGGGATTCCACGGCTATTTTATCGTCTATTTGGCCGGCGAACTGATTGGAAGCGTCCTGCGCGGCCGTTGCCGATACGGCGGCGGCGGCCGCAGATGTTTGGGCGGCCTGCGCGCTTGTTTCCGCCGCGGATTCAGAGGCCGCGGCCTGTTGGGCGGCTGCCTGCGCCGCTATGGCGCTGGCGCTCATGCTTTCGCTGTACGCGCCGCCGACGCGGTAATAGCGTATTTTAAAAGTGTGCTTAGGCATTGTTTCGTCTAGGCCGGAGCCGGTATCGTGCGCGCTGCCCGCCACGCCGGTGCGCACCTGCGTTGAGGCGTCAAATATCGCGCTGTTCTGCGAAGCGGTGTTGTAAAACATACCCATGATAAACTGAACAGCGCTTCTTTTAAAAACGCCGCCGATTCTTGCCAGGCTGCCGGCGCCTGCGCCCGCGCTTAATTCGCCGGTAATGTTCTGCATTTGGTCGTCGTGATATGTCCCGAGCGCGCCCGGGTCGTCGGTGGCGCGGGAAAAATTGCGGTCAACGGGCAAAATAAAATAAGCGCCGTCCGTGTCAAGGACATACCCGCCGGAGTGTCCGCACAAGGCAAGCCTGGCGTTGTAGTCCGTTATGTTGTAAAATCTGCGGCCGCTGGCGGCGCGTTTATATGTAAAAATTTGGCCCTTGACAGTTTCAAAATTAGCAACGGTCGCGGCATCGTTAATTTCGTCAAGTAAAATTTTATACGCGTCAAAATATTTTGAGTTATAACATTTAGTGCCCTGGAGCTCCCAGCCGAAAAGCTGGGTTCCCGAAAGCGCGGAATCAAAATCATGAAAAGACAAAAGAGGAAACTGCCCGCCTCCGGTGTTGCTGCCGGAAAGAATCAGCTGGTAGGCGTCGTCTGATTTGTTGTAAAACATTAAATACGTTTCGCCGGCCAAAAGTGTACCCTCGTAAATATCCGCGGCGCCAAGCCGCACCGGTTTGGCGGCCAACCCGTTTACGACAATAGTAGTGGCCGCCGTATTTGTGTTAGCGACGCGCACAATTAAAAGCATGCTGTCAGGCTGAGACGTAGGCGCGGGGGTAAGGGATATATTTATAGTGTTAGCCGTCAAACTGTTGTCGGACGCGTAATTAAAAGCGTTTCCGCGAATTTGTTTTACCGTCGGCACGCCGCTTTCCAAAACGGCCGGGCCCGCGCCCGTTATGGGATTGCCGCCCATTTTAAGAGGCCCGCTCATGGCCTTGCGCCCGTCGGCGGGAATCATGGCGGAAATGGCGCCGGCCATGTCCTCCCCGTCGGAGTCATGGCGTGAAGCTAAAATATTGATTTGCTGGTCTCTGTCGTCCTGCCATGATGTCGGACCGTTGGGCCGCTTATAATTTCCGTTTTCGTCTAAGGGCATAAAATTTACCTCGCGTTTTGTATTTTTTTATTGACCGCGTTAGACGCGGGACCTATGTAGAAAGGATTTTTCAGCGCTGTCAAAATATCCTCCAAAGTAAATTGGGGCTTGTTTTTGCCGGCGTTGTTTGTTATACTGTTAGTAAGCGGTTTAGCTTGCCCGCCGCTTGTTTCGGCGCCAGCGAGCGAACCACTAAGCCCCTTCCCCCCAGACTTGTATGCTGGACCTGAGAAGGGGTTTTTGTTTGTCCAATAATCCAGCGGATTTATGTTGTAAAAAGAAACAGACTCGCCAGGTTTGCTTTGCCTTAAAGTTGAGACGGCAACGTCTTTTAGCCCGTCAACTTTTACTGGCGTCGCCATTGTGCTTATCAAGGGGTCGGAGTATTTTATATTCGTCGGCTGTCCTCCGCGTACAATATCAGGCGCGTTCTCTAGCATTTTTAATTTATTTAAATCGGCGCTGCTGTTAATAGCTTTTGCTATTCCCTTTCTGTTAAAAGCCACGTCAACGCCGGCGTCGGGAACATTTACCGACGTGCCGCGCGCGTTTGCCATCAAATTATCATTGACGGCATTTCTGTAATTTTGCAGCTCGGCTGCCGAAAGCATGGCCGCGTTGCGCGCGCCCGGGGCGCTGGAGCTCACGCTTGTAAAGGGAATAGTATTACCGGCCTGCGCCCGGACTTGCATCATTCTTAAGTAATTCGGGTCCGTGCTCATGCGCGCTACGGCAGTCTGGTCCACTCCCGCCAGCTGGTCTATTTTTGCCCCGACAAAACGCCTGGCCGCGCGGCGCGGGCTTACTACCGCCTGGCCTATGCTCTGCTGCCTTTCCGCCGTCTGAGAGCCGCGCTGGACGGTAAATAAATTTTGCATGGCTTTGGTTTCCGCTTCCGCAGCCGGACGCAGCTGCGAAACGTCCACGCCCGCAGCCTCCAGTTTGTTAATTCTGTTTTCGCCGAATAATTTTTGGGTAAGATTTTCAGTCTGCGCCGTGGAACTTTCCGCGCGCTTGCGCAGCGCGCCGGCTATGCCGGTGTGGTAACCCTGAAGTTCCGCCGGCGCCAAAGAATTATAAACACCTTCTGTCCAGTTGATGTCGTTAATTTTACGCGCGCCGTAATCCGTTTTAGGGTTAAACCTGGCGCGCATGGCGGCAAAGTCCGGCGCTTCGCCTGGGCGGCCCATGTTTTCCCTGTTAAAAGTTATGTCCTGGTGGGACTGTTCAAATATTTTTTGCCCGGCCGACGCGCCGCGCTCAAAAGTTTTTCCGCGCTCAAAAACGGTGCGCGCAATTTTGTAAATAGGAACCTGGTTGTCCATTTGATTAACCAGATTATTTTTTGCCTTTTGAAGTTCAACAAGCCCGAGGCCGCCCTCGTGTTCAACCACGCGGTTGATACGCGCGTCTATGGCCTGTTTTACCTGGTCAAGTACCCGTATATCGTTGTCAGGCAGATTCTTGAGCGATGGGCCAATATCTTTGTTCGCGCGGACTTCCCTTAAAAACCGCGCCGTCTGTTTGTTCCACCGCACGTCTATAGGACCCTTAGACATGGCCGCGTTATAAAATTGCTCATAAACCGCTTTTTCTTTTGCGGCTTTGTCCGCCAGAGTTTTGGCGTACCCCTCCGGCGTAAAAGTCTGGCTGATTAGGTTTTCCGCCGTCTGGCGGTGCTGCGCCATGCGGTTTGCGCCGAACGCGTCAAAAGTCTGCGCGGCGTTAGGGTCCACGAGTTTTGAGCCCTCCATAACGCGCAAAGTTTTTTTGTCCGCCAAATCAATGAGCGGTGTGCCCGTATCTATGCTTTTTTGTATGGCTTCCGCGCCGGCGGTTTTGTTTAATTTGTTAAATGCGCGGTTTGCTGAATCAAAAGAAAAATTTTGAAAAATGTTTCGCGCCGTATTTAAGCCGCCTTTTAAAAGCGCTTCCCCGCCGCCCAGGCCCGCGCCCAAAACCGCGCCCGCGCCCATGCCTACGAGGCCTTGTTTTATCCCCTCGCCCACGTCTAAGCCCGACGTGTCCGACGTTAAACCGGAGCCCGCGCCGTACGCGCCGCCGTACAAAGCGCCTGTTTTTGCGCCTTGTTTGGCCAACTGTCCCGCTGCCTGGCCAAATCCTTTACTAAACAATGACGGCACGGCCGTTCTGGCCGCCGTTTCCGCCGCGGGCGCGGCGGCCTCGGCCGCTCCGGCCGCGACTCTGCCCGCGCCGCCTACGCCGCTTGCCAAACCCGCCCCTAAAAGCCCGCCGCCCAATTCCGACAGCGCCGCGCCGACGGGGTGCTCTTTGGCAAATTGTCCTTCAACTTTTTTATATTCTTTTCTGCCCGACTCAAACGCTTCGCCCGGCAGACGCGCCCGGAAATTAGGATTAACGCCGAGCGCGGCCAAATTTGAGCCCACTATATCCGAGAGCGTTGCGCCCGCGCCGCCCAATAAATTACCCATTCCGAATGTCAAACCCTCGCCGGCTTTAAACAAAGCGCCGCGAAAAGTATCCAGGCCGGACTGTTCTTTCTCAGGCGCGGCAGGAGCGGGGGCCGTAACGTCGGGCGGAACAAGCCCGCGGCGTTTGACTTCGGCCCAGGCGTCCTGTTTGGCCTGCGGGAGTTGGTTTAAAGCCCCGCGCCTTTCAAGTTCCTGGTATATGGCTATTTTATTGGTATCCATAATTTTCCTTTAGAGCTGGCCCAAAAGGTACGATGTGCTTACATTTGCAAGCTGCCCGCCGCCCGCCGGCGCGGCGTGCGGAGCAAGCGTGTAATTTTTAGAAAACAATCTTTGAAAAAACGGCTTTTGCTGCAGGTCGTAAGCCTGCGGATTTGCTAAAAATTTTTGCATGTCCGCCGTGCTCAAATCTTTTTTTGCCGCCTCCGCCACATTTTTTGCGTAGTTCTGTGAGGCGGTAAAATCCTGCGCGGCCAGTTGTTTGCTTACATCGGCGCCGCGGCCCAGCGCGGCCTGGGAGGCCGTGAAATCGCGCTGCGCCGCGCTTTGGCCGGCGGCAAATTTTTGTTCGGCGGTTAGTTTGCCGAGGTCATACTGGTTTTGTAAACCCAATTTGCCGAGTTCAAAATTTTGTTTGGCGGCCAAATCAGACACGTCGTAGCCGCGCTTGCGGGCTTCCACAACGTCCTCGCGCGTGTACTTTCTCTGCTCAGCGGCTTCAGCGGCCGCCTGGTTAAATAAGGCCCCCGATATTTGATTTTGCGCGGCCAGCTGCGCGTTGGCCGCGTCGGTTCTGTCCGCCTTGTAGCCAAGCAAGGCATTGACGATTGGCGCAAAGCCGCCCTGCGGCATACGCTCCATGGCGGAACGGGCGTAGTTAAACTTTTGCGGCTTAATGCGCAAAAGCGCGTTCATCATGGCCGCCCGCGTACCGTCCGGCGCGGAGGGCTGGACCTGATTGAGCTGATTGGCCATGCCGCCGTTAATAAGCTGCTGCGTCATGCCGTTTGCGCCCTGCGGCGCCGTGTAATTTATTAAATAATCTGAAATATCCATTTTATTTTGCCTCCTGCGTTTGCGGCGGATTTTCCGGCTGCGGCTGTTGTAAATTGTCGTCAAAGCGCGTGGCCAAATCATAATCAACCATCAGCAGGCCCTCGGGCGTTGAACTTACCGCTTCCGGAATAACCTGCTGAACGTCCTGCGCAACCAAACCGATACGCGTAACATTTTCTTTCGGAAAATTAAACGCGTACACCGGCAGACCGTTATAAAGCCGGCCGACCTCGCGCAAGTTTTCTTTTATGCGCGCGTCGGAGAACATGGCCGCCAGCTGGCCTGCCTGTCCTATCGTATTTACAATTCCCTGCGCGTTTTTCTGCGCGTTGGCCTGATTTGTTTGGTAGGTGTTCAGCGCGCCCTGGTAAGAGTTGCCGTAAATGTCAATGTTCGGCGTTCCGGCGCCGGGCGAATAACCCTGCATTGGGTTGAACGCGTTGAAAATGCCCAGATTCTGCTGCACGTCCTGAGCGCGCTGCTGCTGGCCCGTCAGCACAGCCTGATTCATGGCCGCCGTCGTGGCGTCGGCTTGGTTTTGGCTCAGCGCTTTGGTTGCGCGGTTATACGCTTCGCTTCCGACGGGTATGCCCTGGTTTACCATGCGGTTTTGAAGGTCGCCTGACTGCTGCGCGAAAATGGGCGCGTAGCGGTTTTGGAAATTTGAAAAAACGCTGTCCTCCGCGCGCTTGCCCGAAGCGTCCCCGCCGAAAAGATTATTCATAACGCCCTGCATTTGCGGGCTGTAACTGATTTGTTGGGTATTGGTGGCCGGGTTCCACGTCAGAGAACCGCCGGGCGCCGCCACGTTGTAACGCGCCTGACCCTGCTGCCACTGGAACATATTTTGCGCGTCGCCGATATTGTACGTGGGCACCGCGCCGCCGCCCGCGCCGAACAAGTCTGAAAAAAATGCCATAACGCCTCCTTAAATCAAATTACGTCCCGTCTTAAAAAACACGTCCATGTTTACAAATTTTATAGGCTGCCCCGACGTGCTGCCGGATATGCCCAGGCTAAAAAAGTGCCCCGGATTAGCCTGCGGAATTATGCGCTTTTTTATAAGCGCGGTTTCCCCGGCCCAGGGGGACTGGTCCCAAACGGCCAAATCCCACTGCGTGTCGGGCGCGGCCGGCGAAGCGCGGTTGGCAGTGCGCTCTTTCCCGAAATCAACGCTGTCAACAAAATCAAAAATAGTATTGTTGTACGCGCCGACGTACGCGTGCACTTCGCTTATCGTTTTTACAAGCGGGCTGCCGAAATTTGAAAACGCCAGGCGCAATTTCCAGGGAATATTTTTCCCGTCGTCGTCGTGATTAATGTTTGCCTGGTATAAACCGCCCTGCCCGCAAAAATATAAATTACCGGCAAGTTCGCAAAACTGTGCCGCGTTTTGGCCCGTGAATCTGCTCCACGCGCCGGAAGCCACGTTCATGACGTGCTGCACAAAATTACCGCCGGCCACGGGCACATTAACGATAAACATGTTCGCCGCGCCGGCCAGTTTGGCCTGCCAGCCGAAATTGTCAAAAAAAGCGGATTGGTCTTTTACCGCCTCGTTTATCGCCGTGGAAAACGCCGCGCCTTTTATGGCGGCCGGCGCCATAAAAAGCTGGCTGAGCAAAAAATATCCGTCGTGGCTGATATAAGCCACGTCCCCGCCAAAAGTTTCAACGCAGCGGCGGCCAAGCGGCTTGGGTATGCGGTAGCGCCCGCGCAAGGCCCACGCGTCAATATTATTCGGGTCGTCCCCGGCGTAAACCAAAGCCTCACCTTCCGACGTGATAAAAATAATCTGGCTTTCCTGCTGGGCCGCGGCGGCCGAATATGTCCAAGTGCAAACGGCCATAAGTTCCCCGCCCAGCCGCGCCACCTGGGACAAATCAAGAAGCAGCATGTTACCGCTGACCTGGCCGGCGGTTTCCGAGTACCAGATATTAAGCGTGCCGCGCTCAATGGCAAAAATTCTGTTTTGATAAACCGCGCCGGAAATTAAAGCCGATATATCCAGCCCGTCGCCGGTAAACTGCGCGTCTGAAAATACCGCCGGGCCCGCCCCGCCGGCCGTGCCGTCGTAAACCTGCGCGTTGTCTATCCCGTTGAAAAAATACAGGCGGCCTTTATAAAAGAATTCCTGCCATTCGTCAAAAACAACATTGTCCTTAACCACCGTAAAAGCGTTATTATTAAAATCACAGTCGTAAATTTGATTGTTGCCGGCTACAAAAATTTTTTTATTCCCGCCGAAATTATAAGGCACGGCGCTTTGCATAAATCCGTTGATTTCCACTTTTTTTCTAAACCCGCGGCGCGTCTCGAAATATCCGTCTTTTATCACGAAATTATCAACGGTAACGGCAAACTGCGGAGGCATGTCGGCCAGCGCGTCCCGCGTGTCCCAGCCGCCCATAGGCGCCGCCAGCGTTATGGAGCCGCGTTTATAACCTCTGTTTGTCGGCGTAAGCGCTATTCTAGTCATTGTCCCCCGCAATAACGGCGTTGGGTATGTTAAGGCCGGCGAGAGCGCTTGTGTCGGACGCCGGTGCGTTAAGCGTAATCTGCGGCGCGTCAGTGTTTTTCAAACTTTCAAGCCTGTCCTGATAATCCTGCATTTCCTCGGCGTAATCAAAGCCCATTTCCTGCTTATATTTATAAATGGCGGCCAGTACGCAAAGTTCGCCGTTGAAAACAGGTTCGTCGTCGCCAAATTGTATGTATGGTTTGCGTATGCCGGAATTGTTGCGGTTTTCCACAATCGGATAAACCGACTGAAAAAGCAGCTGCAAATTTAACGGAGCGTCTGTAAGCGGCGGCAAAATAAGCAGCTCGTCGTTTGCCACCGTGAAATATTTAAACGCCGCGCCTACGCCGGAGATTTTTAACGCCAAAAACTCCTCAGGCATTAAATATCTGAGCGGAAAAATATTGCTTTCCTGCCAAATATTCGCGCTGACGACAAAATCAAAATCAGGCATAAGCTGTTTTATTCTGAGGCCGCCGGAACCGGCATTGTACGCCGGAGAAAGAACGGAAGCGTTAAATTTTGCGAGGCGCCGCATTTTCTGCCACTGCCGCTCGCGCATAATCATTTGTATAGCGCGGTTTGTCACGCCCACAAGACGCCGCGTGAAACCGTCGTTTGCGTTGGCTATGGTCGTGACCGGGCTGTCCGCCCCGACGGTCTGCGCTACCTGTTGTATGATTTCTAACGCTTCCATTTTTTTACCTCGCGTTTAATTCTGCCGTTCTTTTTCGGCGACAACTTTTTCCAAATCGGCGTCGGATAAAGTTTCCGGCAGGTCAATGTTCAAAGCTAAAGCCCTTGTAATCAGCGCTTCGCGCTCCAGCGTTTTTTTATCTTTGGCCGGCGCGTTGGCCGCAAATTCTTTGTACGCTTTCGGGAACCTGTTCATAAAAGCGGCCAGATTTTCTTTATTGATTCTGTGCGCGACAATGTCCGTCGCGCCGGGATTATCCACTTTTATTTGGCACACGTCAACCTCGTCGTAAACAGGTTTGCCGGTTTCTCTGCTTTTAAAAGAATTGAGCTGCCGCACGCGCACAAAACGGCCCAGCACACCCTTTTCTGAAACCTCCTCCTCTTTGAGAGTGGAGGGGTTTAGCACGATAAACTTCCCCGCGCTTGGGTAGAATTTGCTTGCGTATAATTCTTTGGTAATTTTTTCCGTGTCATTCATTTTTTTATCCTCTTTTTTTTAAAAGCCCGCGCCCATAAACGCGGGCTTTTTTATTTTTGCTAAACAGCCTGCGGGCTGTTTTCTATGACGAGCCCGTAAGAGCCGTTTGGTATGGCGTAATCACTTTTGGCCGCCAGGCCGCTGCCGGTCAGGGCGCAAGTGCCGTCCGCCAGCACCACGCACGCCGTGTTGGCGGGAATGTCCGCCGCGGCCTGGACGTAGCGCGCAAGCCTGCCGTCGTCGGTGTAGAAAAACGCCCTTAATTTCTGGATGGCCTTTTCCTCCGGCGCCGCGGAGGGAAGCCCCGCGGCCGATGTAACTGTAATCATAATCTGTCTCCTTTTTAGCTTTGGGCAGGGGCGAGAGGATTCAAACCCCTGCCCCGCGGCGTGATTAGGCTATAATCACGCCTTGTTTGATTCTGTTGGAGCAGGTTAAGTTGCCCTGGAACAGAAGCGGCCAAACGTCCGCGTCCTGATTGACGGGCGTGCGCTTGGGCTGCCACGTGAAGTCGGCGGATTTATGGACGCGCATTTTCAGATAGTTCGTATTTATGAAATACGTTCTGTTCGGGTCGCAGTTCGGGTCGTAGACCACCGGGATGCCTTCGTATTCTATGGCCTGAAACGAAGCGTCTCCTATTAGCATTTTTTCGCTCATGATCGTTATGCGCTTGATAACCTGGCACGCTCTTTTGTAAAGAGTGTAATGCTTTTGGCCGGCCACGATAACGTCGGGCCTGTCCGTGCCTATGACGACGCGCAGCATCATGGTGTCGTACGCCGACAATATGTCCTCCGGCGTTACCGCCGGCTGAGACGCGCCGCCGGCGCCGCCGTCCGCGGATAAACTGTAAACCTGGTTCATCCAAAACGGATACTGCGCGGCATTGATTCCGCCCACGGTTGACGTGGCCGGATTATCCGAAATGAGCAGTTTAAGGCCGCCCAGTTCTTTGCCGCCCGACCCGGTGCCGTCCGAGAATATGGACGCGCCGATTTTGTTGTTGGCTGTATTTTGCGCGTTGGTTATTTTGGTTTTTACCAAGTTGTGAATCTGCGTGTCCGAGCCCTCGTTGTTTCTCTGGTCAACTCCGGAGACGGTAACGTTTACGTTCGCCTGTTTCCACGCGTACACCGCGTCAACCAAGACATTGCTTGCGGAGATGTCCAACAGCTCAAACCCCGCGTACCACTTAAAGGTGCCGTTTTCCGCGCCTTCAAGGGTTTCAACTAAAAATTTGCCGCCGGACTCGCGAACGATATTGTCCTTGGTTCTCATTACCGCGAGCAGCGCGTTATTTTTAGTTACGTTGTCAAATATTTCAGGCGAATATTTGGGCAGCGTTGTATTCATTAAGTCATTTACTGTCAATTCAGGCATAGTTCAAATCTCCTTTACCTATTTTTAATTTCCTCGGCGCTTTCAAGAAGCATTTCTTTAAGCGACTGTTTTGTGTCCGACGGGGCGTTGACCGACGGCGCTTTTACTTTTACCCCGTTGGCTCTTTTTGCCTTTTCAAGCTCCGCCTGCGCTTTTTGCGCTTTGGCTGTTTCCGCCTTGATAAGAGCCTCGCGGGTTTCGGGCAGCGTCATGAGTGCGTCGTTATACGCTTTCTCAAGGTCGCCGTGTCCGTCGCGTTGTAAAATAAAACCCATGATGTTTGCCACTTTTTCAAAATGCGGGTGCAGCGGTTTGCCGTCCGCGCCCGTTGCGTTTTTGAATGCGGAAACAGGATCGTCCTGCGTAGTATTAATTTCGGCAGGGGCCGGCGCTTGAGGCGGCGTTCCCCTGGCGTTTAATAAATTTTTTAGAGCAGCCAGCTCGCCCAGCACCGGGCGCATTGCTTCATGGGCCTGGTTAGGCGTGTAATTAGCCAGCATTTCCGGCGTGGTGTTTGTTTTTTCACACAGAATTTTTATCGTTCTGACCGGGTCCTCAACAAGCATGGCCTCAAAATTTTGGAGTCCGCGCATATTATTGATAAAGTCTTTTGAGTTTTCATATTTTTCGGTTAAGGGTTTGAGCTCCGAGAAAAATCCGTTTACTTCTTTTTCAAAAGCGGAGGTGGCCTGCGCTTTTTTGCTGAATCCCGCCTGCATGTCCTTGTAGGCCTCTTTAAAAGCGGCCTGCGCTTCCGGCGGGAGCGCGGCATATTTGGGTTTCAAACCGTCGGACAAATATTCCTCAAACTTATCTTGCGCCGCCGCCGCAGACGCGGCCGGTTCAGTCTTGGGTTCTTTGGCCTTGTTGTCTTTTTGGGGCTCGGTTTTTTTCTGCGGTTCTTTATCCTGCTCCGGCGCGTTTCCCTCAACGCCTTCGGGCGCGGGCGTCTTATCAGGCTGCAACTCCGCAGCGGGCTTTTGCGGCCCCGCGGCCGATTTATCTTTAATTTCCTGAGCCGATTGTTCCATAATTTCTTGAAGTGACATAGTTTTATCCTCTCTTTATTTAAGGCCCTGCTGCCGCAATCTTACGTCGGCGGCAGCCTTGGCCTGTTCCGTCTGCAGGCGGCCGCCTTTTATCTGCAATTCTCCGGCGGTTTTCTGCGCGTTAATGTTTATTTTCTGCTGTTCCTGCCCGGTCTGCGTTCGGAGTTTTTGAAGTTCCAAATTAACCTCGGCCTGTTTTACGCCCGCCATCTGCAATTGCGCCTTAGCGGCCGTTTGCTGGGCCTGCGCCACTATCATGTCCGGCGTGGGCTGCGCCGGCATTGGCATTTTTATGCGCGCCTCCCACTCGTTAAAACTTTCCTCAAACGCTTCTTTTAAAATGCGGGAATTGGCAAAGCCGCCGATTGTAAATAAAATTGTTTGCTTGAATGCGGATATAAATTCCGGATTCGCCTGGAGGAAAGGAATGTTATTTGTTATCATGCCGGAAGCCGCGCTAAAAAATTCCATGCGCCGGCCTTTCTCGTCCTGGTCCGCGTCAAACGCGGTGGCCGTGCTTTCCACCTCAATCGTGTAACTGCGCAGCCGGTCTGAATTAAGCACGTTAAGCACGTCGTCCCACGTCGGAATGGTTAATATGTCCGGCGGCGGCGCGGACTGGGCGGGAACGCCTTGCCGGGCGGCCGCGGCGGCCTGCTGTTGCGATATGGCAAACTGCGTAAACGCCGCCTGTTTTTGTTCCGCCGTCGGTAAAATTATGGACGAGGCGGCTTGTAAATTTTCAACGGAATAATGCCCGCAGATAATCTCGGTAATCATTCTGAAACAAAGTTTTATTAATTCCTGCGCCGCGCTCTGCCGCGCCTGTAAACGCAGGCTGCCGAATTTTCCTTTTATCTGCTGAGCCGTCGCGGTGTCGCCGGCGTCGCTCTGTCCGCGAAGCAAATCGGATATGCCGGTAATCTCGTAAATTTCGCCGAGCCGCTGAGTTTTTTCGGCGTCAAGCGTGGCCAGCACTTTTAATTTTTCGTCGTTGGGATACTCCGCCAGCATGGCCCTCAGCCCGCCCTGCGCGCTGAGCTGGCCTATGTTTACGTCAATAGCCACGAGGCTGTTGTCCCGCGCGTTTAATACTCTTTTAAATGCTTCGGAATCCTTTCCTGCAATTATGCCGGTGCTTTTTATGTTTGCCACAGCGCTGTCAATTCTCGTGCAAATTTTTTCCAGGGCCTCGGCCGTCTTTTTATAAACCGTATATTCCGGCGTGGGCGTCAAATCTTTACCCTTTATAAACTGCAGTAGTCCGGGCACCGGAAAAAATCCGGCGATGTCATACGGCGCGCCCGACGCGCGCAGAAACTCTTTTGAATTTTCCGAGATAAAAACAACAACTTCCTCATTTTTATCCCAAATTTCCCAGACGGAGGCATATAAATTTTTATTGTATTTTTCCCCGCTGTTATTCTTGGTTTGCTCGTCTGAAAATTGCAGCGTTTTTGCTTTTGGGCCAAATTCTTTTGTCGCGGTGGGCCTGTCCATCAAATGTTTAAAAGCAACCCAGCCGACGTCCTCCCACTCTCTGACGTCCTGGTGGAGGAAACAATCATAACGCACGCGCTTCACGCTTACCTGCTCGTGTCCTTTTTCCTGTAAGGATTCCTTTTCTGACGGGCTTATGGCCGCTTGCGCTTCCGCGTCGTCAGTTTCCGGCGTATCCCCGACATAATTATCTTGGGCGTTTTTTATTTCGGCCTCATAATATACGCGCGGTATGCCGCGGCCGAACAACACCGCATCCCTTACTATATCCTCAGTAATCCCGTTAAAATCAAAGCAATCATTGTTGTAGATAACAGTGCGCTCCGCTACCTCTCCGACGGTGCGCGCAAGGTTTTTTTCAGCCTTGTCGGCGGTCTGCTGCTTGGGAAAACGCGTTCGGATTACCGGCTTTGGGTTATTGGTGGCGATGGCCGTGCGGATTGTTTCCGTGTTGGAAAAAAGAATATTTAAGCGCTTTTCCTTTGTATAATCAGATTCAATTTCCCTGCACATCCGCCAATAATCCCGGGCGCGGTTTTTAGCTGCCTGAATTAAATCCTGATAATATTTAACGCTTTTCATTTGGCCCTCAAATTCATGCTGCCGAACGGCGAATAAATTTTGTAAATCCCGGCAAGCGAAATTTCAAAATATTTTTTGTCCGTCAAAAAAACTCTGAGTTTCGGATGGTAAAAAAACGCCGGCGATATTCCTATCAGGAAATTTTTTATTTTTCCGCTGGATTTATAAAAACGCAACAGCGGCTCCAAACACATGCGAAAGTAAGCGCGTAATTCGTCAACGCTTTCTAAACTGTTATAAGTGGGGGAAACAAGGCCGAGTTTTACAATATCCGCCTTTATATCCTCCGCGAGAGAGTTAAGTCGCGGGTCAGTTTCCTTGTTGATTTTTTGAAATTTCTCAGTAGCCATTTTCGTCAATCCTCTGTTCCATAAGGTCGTTAAACGTAATGCCGGCCGGTTTTTCATTTTCTTTCTCAAGCGGCTTTTCAAATTTCTTGTTATACATCAGTGCCAAATATCTAAAACTGTCGCAGCCGTGGGAAGTCCAGTCGTGCAAAGGGTCGCTGCCGTAAATCTTTTTTTTCTCGTCGTATTTACGCTTATAATTTGTCAAAGCGTTTATAAGCGGCCGGCAATTTTGTTCGTCAAATACGCAAAGCGGAAAAATTGCGCGCGCCGCGTTTATACCGTCTATTACCCGCTCGGCCGGCTGCACTTCAACGTCAAATCCAAATCCCGCTAAAACTTCCCGCCGCGTCCTTCCGCTTCCCCACTCTTTATTAGCCCCATCATGCGGCAGCGTTAGTGTTTCGTATTTATATTCTTTCTGAGATTTCAAATAGCCCGCATAATGTTCCGCCCCAAAACCCCTGTTTTCATAAACTTTTAAAATCCAAATTTTCCCGCCGAAAAACTGGGCGAAAATAATAAACGTTTTGTCGTCAACGCCCAAATCCCAAACTGTGTAAACCGGATAATCGGAGCTGAATTCAACCTTACGAATCCTGCCCTCGTCGTGCGCCGCCGCCATTTCGCGCGCGTAAATTGAGCCCAAAACAAAAACTTGCTCGTTATTCATGTACTCTTGTTCAAAGAGCACGGTTCCCTCGTCCTCTCCCCACTGCGCCACAAGCGCAGCCCTTATTTTCTCCAGCTGCGCCGCCGTAAAAACCCCGCTTTCCAAAGCGTTTACCGACGAAAAAAACCAGTCCGGCTGTTTTTTTGCATACTCCCCCAAATCATGGTGGTGGTTCTTTCCGCGCAGGGTGCTGATAAACAAGGCCCAGCCGCCGTTTTCCTCCAGGATAGGCCCCAGGTAAGCCCACGCCGCCGGGTTACTCAGCGCCCACTCGCTGAATGTCATCCCCAGCACGTCGGAACCTACGAGGCTGTTGTAATTATCGCTTCCGCAAAGCTGCCAAATGCTCCCGTTGCGAAAAGTTATTTTCATTTCGGTGTCGTTTGTCTTTTTGCGGATTTCCGGCGGGAAAATGCGCTCCAAAATTTTTTTTCCCGTTTCCCTGTCCACGCGGTCCCAAACGGCCTTGCGGCACTGCGCGTACTCCGGCAACATATGCCAGTATGCGCCCACGCGCCCGAACAGCTTTTTAGCGGTCAAATTTAGCGCTGTTTCGTCTTTTCCCAGGCGCCTGGCCCAGGTAAGCACGGCGCGTTTTCCGCCTCTGTCAAAGAACTTTAACACCGGCAGCTGGTAAGGCCGCGGCGTCCATTTATTTGGTATCCGCACCGTCTGCATAGTTAACCACGTTCACGCTCACGGCCTCGCCGTAGCCGGGTAATTCTTTTTTGGCCGCATGGATTTTCAAACCAATATCTATTGCATTCAGCTTGACGCTGTCTCCCTTGCCCCCATTAAAAACCAAATTCTTATGAGCTTTATAAAGTTCCGTCAGAGAAATTAATGCGGCGTTCTCTGCCTGTTCCAAAAGAGCCTTATACCTTGCCTGAATCTTGTCCTGATTAAAAAGTTTGGAGGCCTTTGAATATGCGTTTTTTATTTTCTTGGGCTTGTAGTCGGGGTGCGAAAGCATATAGGCGGGCGTCAGTTTCAGCCCGCGCTCAACGATATAGCGTAAAAATAAATTTTCTTTGGCGGTAAGGCCGCCCTTGTCGCGCGGCTTTTTCTTTTTTTCGGCGCAGGCTATTTCAGCGGCGTAGTCCTCAAACAGCGCAAGCTGCGCCGGCACTTCCACGGCGGGCAGCGGCCCAAATGCTTCAAGCCCATGGATATTTTTGAGGTCCAAAATCTGCGCCGCAGTTTGGTTTTTTTGCATAAAAAAAATACAGGCCTCCGCTAAGCCGTGGAGGCCTGTATCAAAATTACTTCTTAATATTATCCTGATTTTTTCGGGTTTGTCAAATTTATTTTTTTTCACGACGGCAAAAATATTTTTGCGGCGTTGAAAATTTTAATAAAAAGAACCCGCCTTTGCGTCCGGCGGGTTTTGCTTTTATCAGTTTTGCAAGCGCGTCGTTTTTTATTTCATATCGGAACCTCCCCACCCTCTCCCTGTTCCGGCTCCGGCGTAGGCTCGGGCGTCATGCCCGTTAAAACTTGTTCCGGAGTGAAGTATTGGTCAAACGGGTGCTCCCATTTCACAAGACCCAACAGACGGCGCACAAAACCAATTTTCTTAGCCTCAACGTACTCGTGGACCTGCTTTCCGTCCAAACCCAGCACCGCAGTGCCGTCCTTGTTAAAACGCGGCTCCGTGCAATATTCGCGCGGCACGTTGAAATCCCGCGCGTCCCATTTATAACAGCCGTCCCCGATTGTATAATACACAACAGGATTCCCATTCGGCGTTTTTTTCTGTTTGCCGCAAAATATGCAGCACTCCCGTTCGCAGGTAATAATAGTGTCGTTCCCGTTGGCCAGGCCGATTATTTTGCGAGCCCAAGGAAACGTCCTTTCACATTTTGGGCATTTTGGCAAAACTTTTGCCGGCGCTTCTGACTGAGTTTTTTTTAATTTGTCGGCCAGGGTCATAATTTAACCTCTCGGGTAACCGCTCCTTTTTTCAACCTCGGAACGGTACGTGTAAACATTGTTTGCGACGGCGCGCAGGCTGACGTTAAACTTTCCCTCAAGTTTACCCACGCCGTGCAGCACAACGGCCTGCGCGTGCTCAAAACCGCCGCACGCCGCTATTATGCGCGCGCAACTGCCCCTCACGTTGCCCCACTCGCTTTGGCGCGCTTCCTCGTTGTTAAATATTTCCGGCTGGGCGGCCGCGCAGTACCAGCAAAACAGTTTTTCCTCGGGAGTGGCCGGGTTGTTAAAATTGACGCGGCCGTTTCTTTTTTCATATTTGTCAAACACGTAAGCCGTACCTTTCCACTTGAGGATTGGCTTCCACTTGCCGGTTTTTTTGTCAAACCATTTCCAGTCCGCGGCTTCGTTCTTGTAAAAAAAATATTCCGGGTCCGTCAAAAATTTTTTCTCGGTAAAAAATTGTTTTACTTCCTCCAAAGTGCACGGCGCGGCGTTTTTTTTATTTTCTGACTTTTGACTTGCGTCTTTTTGTTGTTTATTAACGTCGTTATTATTATTAATATTCCCCTTTGGGGTAAGTAGGGGGGAAATTTGGGCATCTGTGTTAAAATTTAACACAGACGGCGCGGGCAAATCTGTGTTAATTTTTAACACAGTTTCGTTTTTGGGCGCGGTTTTGGCCGGATTTTCGTTCAAATCTGTGTCATTTTTTAATACAGAATTTTGATTTTGGGCCGTCAATTCCGCGCCGGTCCTGACGCTGGCGGGCCCGGCATGGACCACCATGTCCGGGAACAAAGCGCTCCAATCTGTGTTAAATTTTAACACAGATTTATTTTTTTCTTTTTCATCTGTGTTAATTTTTAACACAGATTGCAGGCCCTTGCCGCTCTCAATGTCTACCATCGCGGTCAAAACTACGCGTGTTTTGGCGCGTTCGCGGCTGTCCAAATCTATCAGGCCGGCGGCGGCCAGGGGTTCCAACACGCTATTTCTAAGCGTAACCACGGTCATTCCAAGGTAATCCGCCAGGTCCCGCAGACTGATTTCCAAAACCCACCCGCCGGAATAATCCGCCTTGCGCGCCATGGCGCAAAAACACCCCAGCGCGGCCGCGCCGCACCGCGAAAGCACCGCGTCGGACAGTTCCTTATAAACCGGCGTAAACGCCCCGGACGTCATTTTACCACCTCAAAAGTATAAGCCCAAAATTCGGTTCCCCAACTTATTTTTGGATTTATATTTTTAAAATATTTATAAAAATTTCCTAGAGCGCTATAATTTTTGTCGTCAATAAAACCCTCGGCCGCCGCTTCTTTCTCTGACATTTTAAACAACTTTTGTTTTTGGGCTTTTATAATTTTCAACTTTCTCCGCGCGTATTTTTCCGGCATGAACATACCAGCTATCTTTTTTAGATTGCGATGTGCATCGCAGTATCCGGCCAGCCTGTCGCAAAACTCATCACAAGTAGGCCAGCATGGGGTTTTAAGGTCTGCGGCATACCGATGACCAGAATCACATAAAAAATAACTTTCCCCGACGTAAACAATCTCGCCGACGTTATAACGCGGCTTGCTCATATCCTTGTGTATGCGCCGCGTCTGCGTTTTACGGCCCTCTAAAATAGCGCGCACCATTTCAGTTTTAAATAGGATTTTTTTCATTTTTTAATCCCAAGGGGCTTGAAATAACACCTATTTGTTCTCTCATAATTTCCTCCTAAAACTTTTCAAAAATAAATACGCGGCAAGGATTACGATTGCCAAAATCAAAAATAGTTTCATGGTTTATCCTCCGGCGGTCGTATATTTCCGGGAAAAACATCTAATTTCGTACAAACTTGTCTACCGGCCGGCGGCAGAATGGCATAATTCCTCATTTTTTCAATACGTTCAATAAATTTTTCGTAATTATCGGCACCAGCATAAATCCAAAACTTCTCCGGCGCAAAAATCAGTTTTAAAATAACCTGCCATTTTGTTAGTGTTTTCATTTCAAAAATTCCTCTACGAATGCGCGGGCGGCGGAAAAACAAATTCCATCAACCTCCACGTCGGTAAACTTAAGCGCGAGAACAAAACCGCATTTCTTTTTAATGGCTTTGGACACACGCCCGATAATTTCGTCGGCGGTAAGCAGACAGGCGGCGCAGTCGTCGTCCTTAAAATCACAGCCTATGCAGTATTTTTCGCCGTCCGCCATCGGAACACATCCTTTTTCACTCTTGTTTATTTACCTTGCATAAATTAATTTGCCTTTTAATCGGATTGCAAAAATTGTCCTCCACGCGCACGTTATAAAAAATAATCTCATGCGCCGAGAGATTGGTCCCGGACGAAAAAATCGCGTTGTGCGCTATTATAAAACTCTTTCCAAACAAACAGACGAACGCGGCGTTGATTCTTTTATAAAAATTCATATTATTTTTTCCTCTTTTATCGGCAGCACGGCGTAGTTTACGCCGTCGGCGGAAATGTACAGCGGCATTGTTTCTCCGGAGTAATACAGATTCACCGTGTCCGCCGTTATCGTTGACAAAATATCACACAGCGCCGACGACGAAATTTTAAAACTGAAATCATTGTCGTCCGGCCGCCTGTCCTGCCCGTTCGGAATCAGCGCGGCCGCGCTGTAAGCCGCGCTTCCGGCCGCGGCGGCCAGGACGTTGTTTTGATGCCTGAAAATTATTTCCCCGCCCGTTATGATTTTTGTCTTTTTAGAAAAACGTGTCAGCTGCGCCCGGTCCAGGTTGAACGACGCAACCGCGTTCTGCGGCCGCGCGATGTCCGGGTTTATAAAACTGTCCTCGTTGAGCTTGGCCGAAATTATGGCGCGGCCGACTTCAAAACTTACAACGCCGCTGTCCAGGCGCAGCAGCGCGCCCTCCGGCGTAAACAGTTTTGCCGCCGCGCAGAGTTTCCGCGCGGCGTTGGCCGGCATCAGAAAAAAGCCAAAGCCGCCCAGCCTGTCAACCAGCTGGCGGCCGGCGGCAACCATTGGGCCGCCTTGCGCCGCCAAAATCAAATCCTCGTGCTCCGTGCCGGAGCGCGCGCGGTTTTCAACATAAACGCTGTCCCAGCCGTAAGGCGTATCAGTTTTTCCCGCGAACGGCAAAACGTGTTTTAAAATTTTTATCACGCCGGAAAATTCATAAATGTTAAGCCATCGCTCAAGCCCGCGGTTGAGTTCGCGCAGCGTGCCGGACGGAATTTGTTTTTTCATTTCCTCGCTGAAAACCATGGCCGGAATTGTTATATCCTCTTTCCCCTGGAAAATATGCAGCGCCGCCGCGCGGACGACGAGCTCCACCTCCCCGTTTCCCAGCGTTTTAACAGCCTGGTCCAAAAGTTCCAAGCTAACGGTTATCTCGTCCTCCGCCCACGCGCCACGGAAATAAAACTCCGATTCCCAAAGCCCGCAGGTGGTCTGCATGAGCCCGACGCCGACGTATTTGTCAACATCTTTCAAGCGCCCGGCGAATTTGTCCAAAAACTCTTCCAGGCTTTCGCCCGCCGGGGCGGACTGCGCGCCGCGCCGCGACCTTTTAAACCGCGCAAAAGTCGGCCAAGCCTGGTTTTTAGCCAGGGCCGCCAGCTTAAGCGCCGCCGAGAGTTCGCGTTTATTTGTATACATTGTTTTTTTGGGAAGAAATTTCCACCATACGGTCATAAATAGCCAGCCCAGATAAAAGAATCAGTGCACAGGTTATTAACAAAATTACCGCACAGCTTATTTTTAAAAATAAATTATAAAAATTCATATCAAGTTATTATCCCTCAAATTCAAAGTCGCATTTGCAGCACCTATACGACGATATGGAATAAATTAATCCAGTGTTTCTGCTGATTTTTTCAAACTTATTCAAAACCTGGCAACCGCATGACGGACATTCCTCTTTGGTCAACATTTTTATCTCCCGCAATAAATAGTTTTTCCACTACGCGCTCACTGGAGCGGCCAATGCTGTAACAAATTTCCCGTTCCCATATCACTCTAAAATCTGAAGGCATGGACAGTTCGCTTATAAAAACCTTGTGGCCCTCGGCCGCCCTGGAACGACACCAGGCATAAAAAATTTCATAGTCAAAATCTTTTACGCATTCGTACCCCTTGCGTCCGATATACGGCGGATCGCAATAAATAATTGATTTGCGCGGAATCAACATGTCCCGGTAATCCTTGTTCGTAAAATATACCCCACGCAGTTTTCCCTTTGATTGATAATATTTTTATACGCTTCAAAAATATAATTTCTGTTTTGATTACCGCCGCTATATCCGCCGGAAAAAAATTTCCCGTTAAAACTGGAGACAAAACCGACGTACGCAACATATAAAGGGTCCGCCGTCATGGCCGTTCTGCCCATGTACATGTCGCGCAAAACATTATATTCCTCCCTGCTGATACGCGTCGCAATATCCTTTTTTTTAAGAACATATTTCCAAAATCGGTAAAGCCAAATATTTTTATCATTCGCGATTCGCCGGCCGTCTACTTTGTCAATGACGTTGCAGCCTCCGCAAAAAGGTTCAATAAAAAACTGGTCCAACGAAGTTCTCTCCGCAAGCATTAACGGTAAAATATATTTGGAAATTTTAGTTTTGCCGCCGCGGTATTTCATAATTAACTAAGCCCCAAAATATTGTCAAAAATATATTTGCCTATTTCCGGCGTTACGCAATTTCTGTACGCGGCCTTTTGGTTTTTTATTCCGCTTCCCCGCAAATCAAAACCGTGCCGGTTAAGGCTTGTATTATCAATATTAAAATCCTTCGGCGCGCCGGTTGAAAAAATAAATTTATTACTCCAGTAATAATGCCGGCCGATAACAAAATCCGGCTCCATCAAAGGCTTGTAATACGGTCGCACATTCTCAATAACCCACAGGCACCGGGCATAAGTTTTTAAAAACAAAATCTCCTGCCAAAGCGTCATGTCAACATATGCCGGCTCTTTTTTACCTGACTTGATATTTAAAAAATAGTTTAATCTGCTGTGGCTCTGGCACGGAGGGGAAACCCAAATAAAATCAAATTCCTTGTAATGCCATAAAAGATATTCGTGCGCGTCCCCGACGATAACGGTATCGTGCGGGAAAAACTTTTGATAAACCGCCGCAATGGCGGGGGCAAGTTCCACGGCGGTAATTTTCACCGGCTCGCCGTTAGGCAGAACGTCCGGCCAAAGTTTGCGGTTCCCGCCGATGCCGGCGTATAGATTTAAAATTTTCATATTTAAAAAATTAAAATTTGTATGACAAAATCCCCGCGCGGTTTTTGCCCCGCGGGGATTTTATTTATTCAACTATCTGCCAGTCGTCCGCCAGCATGTCCGTCTGTGACGCTATCCACGGAACGCAGCTGCCGTCCGCCGCTTTCATGTCTATGTGCGGGCGGTATTGTATCTGCGTGCCGTCGGGGTAAAAACCCAAAAGCGGCGCGCGGTTTACCGCGAATTTTGAGCCCGGGACGTAATACAAAAACATTCCCTTGCCGTTCCAGCCCGCGCGCGCCACCTTAAGGCCGCCGCGTAAAAGCGCCAGCGCGCCGCCGAAGTCAAACCGCTTGCCGGCCCTGCTGTCCGTAGGCTTGTTTGTGTCCGCGGTTTTTTTGGCGCTGAACCTGCCACAACTGTCTCTTTTCATAAACACCTCCAAAGGGTGGGGACGGCGGGGATTAAACACCGCTTCGCTAGACAACAGGGCGTAATTGGACGACGTTGACTAATGGGGTGGTTAATTACTCCACCGCACGCCGCGCATTGGGGCCGCTATATCCCAATCTTTGTTCCTCGTCCCCAAAATTTTATCCGCGCTTCTTTTGAACGTAGTGCGCTATTTTTGCGCTGGACGATTTGCTTTTGCCCTCGCTGCGCAGAGCGGCGTACGTCCTTTTGGCCGTTGAACTTGTTACGCCGCGCGGCGCTATAAAAAAGCTCGCCCTCCCTTTTACCACTTGCCCGGGGTTAAACCCCTCTCGCTTTGCGCGTGCCAGTGCGGCTGTTTTGCTTTCCGGCATATTATTCTCCTTTACTTATTCTTGTTTTACCGAAATGTTTATGTACCGGCTCCCCGTCTATATCAAGCAGGAAGGGGTAATATAAAAGTTTCAGCCTGTTCAAATGCACGACAATTCTGTTTAGCGCGTTATAACACTCCGTCCGCAGCCTCGTTATCCGGCGGCGGCAGCGCGGACAATGCTCACAATTATTCGCCGATTTCGGTTTTAAAAACACGCGGCCGCACTCCGCGCACTTTGCCTTTTTTTTTCGCCAGAACATCAAATTATACGGCCGATATTCTTTGGTCATAATTTTTAACTTGAGCGCCGGCGGGTTAGACCGGCGCCCTTACTTTTCGGGGTTTAGGGATACGGGCTTATATTTTTAAAATTATTTTTTAACCCTTTTTAAAAAAATGTTTAAACACCTAAGCGCGTCGTCAATGCCGGCCGCGCGTTCTTTGTTCCCCATCATGCCATACGCCATGGAAGTATTGTTAAGCCAATGTTTCGCTTCTTTAATGGCGGCCTCCGTCGTGGGATAGCTTATTTTCAGCAGCGCCATAAACCCCTCAAGCCCTTGGCAAAAGCGTGGTGTGGCCGCGCTCACACTCGTACTGATTATAATAATCGGAGTATTCTTTTTTAAACTTCAAATCCCCGCCGCAAAGCGGACAGCATTTTTTTATCGTTTCAGTCATATTGCACCCGAAGCGCCGTAATGCCGCGCGCTTCATACATTTTGATGTTTTCGTCCTCGTTGTCAAAGGCCAGCGCGGGCACGCCGAAAAGTTCTATTTCCGCCTCCAGCATATCTTTTTTTGCTTTCGCCGGAGTATCGTTCTCCGCAGCCGGGGAGCGCATGTAAAGCGTTGCAAATTCCATGCCCCACTTATCCAGCCAAGCCCGCGTGCTGTGAAATATGTCCGAGCTGCGCGCCGTGAATACCGCCACCCTATAATCCTGCCTATGCATGGCTTTGGCAAAGGCCAGCATTTCTGGCACGGGCCGCGCATGCGGCGCCGCGCTGTTAAACCCGGCGTAATCCGGCGGCCTGATGTCCACAAAAGGCCGCGTTTCCCCGTCCCTAGCCAAAACCCCGTCCAGGTCAAATATTATCGTGCCCTTGCTCATTTTTTAACCTCAAAAAATTCAATTTCCCAGGCTTTCAAAACAATATCTTTGTATTGGTGCCACCAAACAAGGCCGTCAGCGCCGTCCATTTTTACAATGTCGGCGTCAGTGTAATTCTCCCACTGTTCATGGGTGTGGGTTTGACATCCTATGGATATCTGGTTTTTTAAAATCGTAACAGGGTATTTTTTAAAGATTAAATTTGTGACCCTGCCGGAAACCTGCGCGTCGCCGGAAACCCGCGCGTCGCCGGAAACCCGCGCGGCGCCGGAAACCCGCGCGTCGCCGGAAACCCGCGCGGCGCCGGAAACCCGCGCATCGCCGGAAACCTGCGCGTCGCCGGAAACCCGCGCGTCGTCGGAAACCCGCGCGGCGCCGGAAACCCGCGCATCGCCGGAAACCCGCGCGGCGCCGTAAACCTGCGCGGCGCCGGAAACCCGCGCATCGCCGGAAACCTGCGCGTCGCCGGAAACCCGCGCGGCGCCGGAAACCTGCGCGTCGCCGGAAACCCGCGCGTCGCCGTAAACCTGCGCGGCGCCGGAAACCTGCGCGGCGCCGGAAACCCGCGCATCGCCGGAAACCCACGCATCGCCGTCTTGTGATAGGTTCTTTTCTTTTTCTACAAAGCCGCCAAAATCCCCGGCGTTAACGCAGCTAAAAGCTAAAAGAGCCATTATTCTGTAAACTTTTGTCCCGTCGGGTAATTCTTTATAATCATTTTCCAATATTTTGTATTTTTTCATAAAATTATCCTTTATCATAACTTTCCCGCCAGCCACGGCGCCAGAAGGCACAAGACGTATGACAGCGCCAGCAGAACATAATTGGTAATTCTCTCCCACCGCGTTGCCGCCTGGCGCAGCCCCTCAAAAATATTTTGAAAACTTTGCATATATTCCCCTTTTTAATTCAGCTGCAATTTCCGCAAGAACGCTGTGCCCACAGCACAATATCTCCCCGATAACGCTCATAACTTTTTAAACCCCCCTTTCTCGTCCCGCGAAACATGCATAAAACTGCCGCATGCGATACAATTTTTCAAATACTTTATATGCTCCATTAAAACGGCAATGCACATGGCTAAAATAATTACCGTAAACAGTAAAATATTTATCAGCATAAAACCCCTTTGTCCTACGGGGCGGAAAAGTATTTTAAAACCCGCCCCGTATGTCATTATTCGCGCCGGCAGTCATTTGAACACGGCGCAGTTGTTTAAATCAGTCCGTCCAAATGGCCCACACAAGCCCGATACACAGAGCCAAAGTAAAACCCAAAGCCGCATGCGTGCTAATCATAAGCGCCCCCGTCCCCGCCGCCCCGCCGCCAACACAGCGGCGACGAATATTCTTGCGATTACCCAGCAAATCATAAGTAACACCCGGGAAGCTTGTGCGGACCGCGTTTTTTATTCCACCGCTTCGCCGCTATGGCGCGCCGTATGCCCCGCGCCCGCGCGGACAATCGCACATATTCCGGCGGCATGTACAAAAAATCCGGCGTACATGAGGACAAACAATTCCGGCCACTCATAACTCACCGCCCGTTTCCGCACAGCCGCACGGCTTACCGGAAGTGTGCCCGTCCGCCGCATACCCGCAAAAATATTTGTTATTTGAATTTTTTCTTAACCACATACATTTATTTCTCATACCCTAATTCCTCGCGTTATAATAATTTTGCACATCCTCTAAAAAGTAAACCCGCTGGCCGCCTATCAGCCGGCCCAGGGGCTTGAGTCCGCGCTTCTCGTGCGTGGCCTTTATGGCGGCGAGGGAGGTGGACAATATCCTCACAAGTCCCAGCCGGTTTATGAACACGTTGCCCACCCCGTCCCGCACGAGTTCCGTGGGTTTAAAATCCGAAAATCTTAAGGTTTTCATTACCGGGGTTATCATTTGTTTATCCTTTTATATATGTGTAAAGCTATTTCAAGCTATCCAAATTTTGTAAAATAAAACAGATGTTTTTAATTAAATTAATGCCTCCACAGCAATTTTTTAATTACCAACTCTCTGTTTTATTGCTCGCCGATTATAATTATTCTCCGCCGAGCTCTTTGACAATATTAGATTTTGATTTTACAGATATTGATTTAAAGGAAAGGTTTTAGGACAATAAAAAAACCTCGCCTTTCGGCGAGGTCAAATACCTTTTATTAGTTTTCTTTGTTAGTACATTTCCGGGACTAGGATTCGAACCTAGAATAAGTGCTCCAGAGGCACCCGTGATACCATTTCACCATCCCGGAGTGAAATTTGTCCGTCCATCTATTTTACCATTTTTTCCTATCCCCCAAAAAGAGCGCACGCCGGGCAAGCCCTGTTTTTAACGCGGAGGAAAAATTATTTGTCCTCGTTAATTTTCAGCATTGCGACGAACGCTTCCTGCGGGATATTTACGCTGCCTATGGACTTCATGCGTTTTTTGCCTTCTTTTTGTTTTTCCAAAAGTTTGCGTTTGCGGGTTATGTCACCGCCGTAGCATTTTGCTATAACGTCTTTCCTCATGGCGGGGATTGTTTTGCGCGCGACGATTTTTCCGTTCACCCGCGCCTGTACAGCCACTTCAAACATCTGGCGGCCTATTAATTCTTTTAACTTTTCGCACAGCGCGCGGCCCTGGGTCTGCGCTTTGTCTTTGTGCGTGATTACCGACAGCGCGTCAACCGGGTCCCCGTGCAGCAAAATTTCCATCAGCACCACGTCCGCGCTTTTATATTCGTCCGGCTCGTAGTCAAAAGAGGCGTAGCCTTTTGAGACGGATTTCAGTTTATTGTAAAAATCTATAACCATCTCCGCCATGGGCATGTAATATTTTATGATGACGCGCATGTTTGAAATGTG